AAAGAATACACGCACTAATCTCCCGCTTGTAAGAAACCCAACATCCATAGCGGTTATAGTTTCAAAAGCTGTACCGGCCGGAATCGCCGTTCCTGATAAACTTGCAGTAACAATATTCGGTACATCGCATGATCCGGTCTTGACGTTACCACAATAGGTAAACGCCATGATCCCCGAAGCGGTATTATCAAACCATCCGATCTTCATATATGGCGATGTACCGATCCCCGAAGGCGCGTTAGAATCTGTTGAAAATATTATCGGCGATGTCGTGGCGGCTGACGGTGCATACGCATAGATATAATAGTTTGTTACAGCCATAGCACCAACATCCAAATTAGTCGCGGTTACCGTGACATCTGCCGCGTTCTGACGAAAACAGTATAGCGATCCGTTGGTATCTTCAAGGCTTGCTTCCCCTGACCTTACATACAGCGTAGTGCCTGACGATTCGACTATCATGCCACGCCGGTACTTGCGTAATAGCGTAACCATAGTTGTGTTCCACGATTGCGGTTTACCCGAACCGCCTATAAATCCCTGCGTTGTTTCAATACCGGCATATGCTTTGTTCGGATCGCTTGACGATATATAATCCGCGCTTGTCTTGTCCACATAAACATCAATCGATAATGGGTATTCGCTCATTCTGTGTTCCTTTCTTGTGTCAGTTCGTATTCGAACCGATCCAGTTCATCTGATAAGTTTTGTGGTATATCTCCAAAATATAATTGTACCTTGAATTCGTCATCGATCATCGTGTACCGTATACGGTTTATCTGATACGATTCCGTGTTCGCATCATACTTTAAACCGCCGTCATATAAGTTAGCCGCTATATCGTATTTTACTTTAAGGCCGCGTTTAAGATTAACTTCGGCCGCACCGATCGGAAGCGTCTTTTCTAGCCGTGCATTATATTGCGCAATTGTTCCTACATACGATCGCTTTGGTATGCCGTTTTCTTTTAGCCACATACGCGCATACTGCTGACCCACCGATTGAGATAATATACTGCTATTCGATAACACCTTCTCGCGTGTTGTACTGCGGTTCGTTACCTTGAACACACCGTTATATCCGCCGCCGCCTTTAAGGTATATCTTTGTTATTATAGGATTATAGTCACGGATCGGTTTCCATGTGGTGAAATCCTTATTGATGTCGTAGAAACGTACAGCCTGATCGTTGCGTTCCTTGAAAAACAGTTTCTTATCCGATCCCACGCCCCATTCCCTTTTTCCTGATATATCCGCAAGCTTCTTGACAGCCGCGTAAACCGATTCGTTGAAATATATAGTATCCACGGTGAAATCTACTTCGTCATAATTGGCCGCTTCGCTTACAACTTCCGTGATCCCTGTGCCGAATTCTTCTGCTACCGATCTCACAATTGCTGATACTTCACCGGAATATGTCCGGTTATCCACAACGGCGCGTTTCAGTTGGTTAACATATCCTAGACAAGATATGCTGACGGATTCTGAATTTGCGTTTACCATTGGCGTAACCTTATCGATATATCCTGCGTACCATAGTTCAGCAGTACCGGAAGCCGATGGGGAAAAGATTTCGATCTGATAATCTTCGTTGAATGTAGAAGCCAACGCACCATTATATTCATCGGCGATCTTTATCTTGCACCCACCACAACCGCCGATCCTGTTCCAATCCCACGATATGGATTGAACATAGTTTTCGATATGCGTTATCTGTGAACCGTTATTATCTTTCAATGCAATTAAGAAGTTTTTAGGGTTTCCCATTATGCGACATATCCTTCGCGCCAGTAGAATTCAAGTGTTCCGGCGGCTGTTCCAGTATACACAAAAGCATTAACACCAGATTGAAGCGCGAACATATCGCCTTCATAAGAATTATATACACTTGATCCGTCAAGCTCAATCTTGTATGTATTGAAAGTGTCGAACCCTTTATCTACAACAAGCTCCTGCGTTGCTGATATGACACCGCGATATGCCGCTTCGCTGTCGGTGTCCACGTTTATCAATGTCATAGCATCATCGATCGTTCCGGCCGCTGATCCGGTTATGATTATCTTGCATGGTACGGTAACATCAGAATTATTTGTTATATAGAATGTCGCTGTGCTGACCGGCGTTGTGGAATAGTATTGTGGATATATCTGATTAAAATTAGGGTTCTGGCATACCATAGATACCTTTATTTTGCCATAGTCCTGCGTTTCAGGTTTCAATGTCATGTTCGTATATAGCGCATCGATATATCGTTCATCATCAATAGACACCCGCTGTACGCCCGAACGTAACAAACGTTTTAATTGGCGGATCGAATCGCGAAAACTATTGTACCCAGTACCGGCGATAGTACCCGATAACTTTAATTTAGTAGCGTTCAGCTTACCCACCGGCGTGACAACATTATCGCTTCGGATAATAGGGAACTGTGACTTGCGCCTAGCTTCGGATATATCAAACTTATCAAACACCCATCCATCCATTGCTCGTTCCGTAGGTACATACGCGCCGGCAGTAGTATATTTAAAATACGCCCATAAGAATGTACCGCCTTGATTCGCCCCGTATACAAAATCACCCCACGCAAAGAACCTGCTAAACGGCGTTGACGCGGAATCCAATGTAGCCGTAATACGTTTCACATTATCGACATACACGTTTACCGCTGATCCCTTCGTTACGATTCTATATGTATGAAAATCGTCTGTCGTATCCATAACGTATTTCTGTGTTCCTTCTGCTATATATGCCGTGCTTATTCTCACATCTGCCGTATTAATCCAAAGCTGGTGTCGGTATACGCCATCTGATATGCTAATTATTTGACCACGATTAGATCCGGCCAATACGCCTTTTACCTGCGCTTCTACCGTGTATCCTCTTTCGGAACTGATCAACCCCGTAGGATATGTATTAGCCGATGTATGTATAAAACCGCCGTAAGCTGTACCGTTGATAAGTGTACCCAATGTAAACGCATAACCGGATTTTACTAATGCCGATGTTGTTGCGGCTATGCCTGTCGTTGACGGCGATCCCTGCAATGTCCACGGATATGCTAACCGCGAACTTGTCGGCGTTTGTGGGCTTGCATCTGCCCTGTATTCTACCCAATTACCTATATTGATTTTAAAGTTCGCCATTAGTTCGACCGCCTTCTTTCAAATAACGCCTCGCTGAATTCTTCAAATACTTCGTCTATATCCTGATCATTTGTGAATGAAGCCTGTTCCATGATTACTGTGACATTGTTGTTATCGCCACCACCACCGCCGCCGGATAAAGCAAGATCGCCGGATCGGATCGCCGAAGCGAACGATCGCGGTACGACCATTTCACCGGACGATAACATCGCCGGAACATTATCCGTACCTGTCGCGAAGCCTTGCGAAGCGATGACACCTATCTGCACCGCACCCATAGCGGCCGCCGCCGCCGCCGCAACAAGGTTCACCGGCCACGCTAACGCCATAGCCGACATGATAGCCGCCGCCGTGTTCATTATGGCTTCACCGATTCGGATAGCTTTGATGACACCGGCGTACTTCTTCGCGCCACCCTCTGCCGCTGTGAACCCCTGTATCGCCGCTGACGCGAATGTTGAAGCGCTTTGCATATAAGATGTCTGCTTCTGTTTTTCAAGCTTCTTTTCGCCATCTGTCAGCTTTTTAGATACAACACCGGTCTTAGCTTGTACCGGCGCTATCGCTCCGGCCGCCGCTTTTGTCTTTGCCAGTTCAGCATTTAATTCTCGCATCCGCGCAAGGTATTCGGGTTTTACGAAATCAAACGCATCATCGGGGATCATTTCAGCATCGTTTATCATGGCTTGCGCAAGGTTCGTAACTTGTAACTGCAATTCTTCAATCTTTTCCTGATATGTCTGTACCAGTTCGGCGCGTTCTTCCCATACCATCGTTCCGGCGATCATCGGATCGTCCATCTCGGCAATAGCCGTCCGAAGCTTTTCTTTAACGGTATTGATACCATCGATATACCCTGCCATTAAATCTTCTGATCCTGACCCTGCACCGTCACGCAATTCTAGCAGTTTAGCTATCACCGAATTCAATGCCGGAAGCAACACCTCACCGCTAGTAATAGCGATATCCTGCATGGTGTTCCGTAAAAGCATCATCTGTGATTCTGTTGTCGCGAACCGTTTTTCGGCTTCTATCGTCAGCGCATTGTTCTTTTCAAACGCGATGTTAGCTTCTTCGATAGATTGTGACAATAACCCACCTGCACCCCCTACGGAAAGAAACGCCTGTATAAGGCGCTGATCCGCAAGACCCAATTCGTTCAATACGGCAACACCACCGTCAGCCTGTTCCTTTAGTCCTTCGATGAACATACCAAACGCACCGGCCGCGTCAGTCTGGAAAGCTTCGGAAAATTCTGCGGTAGAAGTACCGGCGATGTTTGCGAACTTTGCAAGTTCATCACCGCCATGTAATACAGCCGTCTGCATTTGTATCAATGCTTTGCTTACCGCAGTACCACCCCTTTCAGCTTTGACCCCTACCGAAGTAAACGCCGCACCGAACCCGAACAGGTCTGCCGATGATAAACCTGCGACATTACCCGCACCGGCGATCCTATTCGCGAAACTGACGATCTCTGCTTCCGTTGTGGCAGTTGTGTTACCCAACTCGACAACCGCAGAAGCCATGTTTTCGATGTTCATGATGGGTTCTTGCATGATGTTGGATATTCTGGCGAAGTCCGTTGCCGCTGATTCTTTTGTCATGTTAGTTGTGACGGCGATCTTCGCTACGGTTTCCGTGAACTTCGTCAGTTCCTTCACGCCACGAACACCTAGCTGACCGGCGATTTCTTCTATCTTTGCAAGGTTCGCCGCGCTTTCCGGTATGCGTAACGACATTTCTCGCAATGCGCTAGAAAGTTTTTTGAAATCAGCTTCGGAAGCATCAACGGTCTTGCGTACACCGGCGAACGCGCTTTCGAACTCGATCGATGTCGTTATCAACGCCTTGAACGCACCGAGTACCGCCGCGCCGCCTATAACACGCATTAGCGTAGCGCCGAATTGCTTGGTGCTACGCTCCATTGATCCCATGCTTTGTTTATATTTCCTAGAAGCTTGGTCTTTTAACTGTAACCGAACATCAAGTTTTGCTTCTGCCATTTGTTTTCTTCCTTGCGTTTGCTTCTTCCGCTATCCTGATTCGATCAATCTCGTTGTCTATAACGATCATCGCGTCAACATACTTCGCGCTTTCATTTATCCAACCTCCGCCACTTGGTAAGTACCCTGCCTTGTATAACCGGTACGCTTTGAAATAATCCCAAGTGCCTTTGTCCACTAGCCGGATCGGACATTTTCGGTATTCTTCTTGCCCGACATAATGCGGTATTAAGCTCCGGCCGTGGCATCCGCGTTCCTTCTGTAATGTTTCATCGCAATCTTGGCAATTCAAGCCTAACTGAACCACTTGAACCGCCAGTATTAGTTTTTTTGTTCACCTGCCGATAAATTAGACATCTCCATTATCTTTGACGCGACTTCCATGATAACCTTCATCGGGATACGATCTACGATGTCCATTGATACCGAATCGACTTTCTTCCCGAAGATAACCGCAGTATCGGTTTTATACTCGATATTGAAGTTATCCCACCCCTTGACACATAACCGGAACACCTTGAACATAGCGTCAATATATTCTTCTTGTGCCGCCATCTGTGACATCTGTGCCGCCGCGCATGAAGATAGTACACCTATCTTCCATACTGTCGGCTGATCCTTGTCATCAGCGCAGGTGAAGTCCGTTATCGCATTAATGTCTATGCCTGTAATCATTGTATATCCCCTTTTTTTTCTGTTGCGTTTATCTGAACTTGATCGTCATTTCATCGTTCTGCGCGTCTGCATCTGACGAACATAACGAAGCGGCAATCTCATACTGTCGGATACCGTCAGCATCACCGTACTTGTTCGTTTCTATCTGGAAGAAACCAGATATGTCGATTTTGTTACCAGTACCTGCCGAAGCCCCTACTATAACGGAATAGGTATCGACAACATCGCCAGACCAATCGCCCCAATACGGATTTGAAGATTCCACCACCGCGTCAGGCGTGAATTCCATCTTGCCCTCACGACCGGCAATCCTAAAGCTATGAACACCGTCTGTCGAGTTCAGATCATCCCTCCGCACGACATTGTTACCCAAGTCGAGATTAAGCGATGAACATACAGGCGAATATCCGCCTATCTGGAACGATGAATTGTAAACTATCGGCGGTTTGTTTGCTGTCAACCCTGATATATCTGGTATCGTTGCCGCGCTTACCGCGTTATACAGGCCGCTGAACTCCCATTCGCATACACCGTACTTGCCGGCTTCCATAGCCAGTTTCATCGTACCCCTTGCGCCGGTTATCTTGTGCAAGTTCCCATCGATATAAACCTTCATCGAAGCGCTACCGATTGTGTTCTCGTTGCTGACAAGATTATACGTCAACCCTGTGCCACCTACCGCCGCCGTGGCGAACGCGCAAGCATGAAGCATGGGATCAATTTCCGGTACGTTTGGAGCAGTACCGGTAACGCCGTTACCTTTAAGTTCCGTTTTGAATGTCAACGCAACTTCTTTCATACCGATAACATGGGGAAGCGGAGAAAGAGAATCCCGAAGCACATCCCTTTTCAACACTTCACCTTTTATATCAATATCCACATCATACGCAAGCAATCCGTTACTGCCTGTCATCGACGGATCAGTTCCGTAAGTGGCTTCTCTACCGGCTAGAATTACTGTTCTTCGTGTCAACATTTCGCACCTTCCTTTTTGATTTATTCGAACTTATCATAAATTGTTTCTTGTACCGTTTCACCCCACCATGTTCCTGCCGCTGTCGCGATATACGATTGAAATTCCCAAAGGCCACCCACATCAAGATCACCAACAGCCGTTGTATATTTGACATAGTAAGTACCCGTCAATCCGGCAGATTCGCTATAACTATCGTATAACGATCCGCCCCATGAACCCTGCACCGATCCGTCAGGTTTCTTGTACCATATCTGCTGTACTGTCGCGTCAGATACCGACACGCCACAATCGAACAGAAAATCCGTACCTATCTCACCAATATAATGTTTTGCCATGATTCACCCCATCAAGCTTTCAGCTTTAAGTCTCTTGTTAATTTGTGATACTTTCACCATGTTTGTAAGCGCGTCAGGTATACCGGATGAAGTATCGTATGCTTCTGTCGGCGGAATGAAGTTAGCCGACCATCTTGCGGTATCGCTTATCCGAACTTCGTCGATATATCCGTACCAGTATTCTGGCTGTCCTGGAAGCGCGCCTATCAATAACGGGTCGATACCAGTAGTAGCTTGGAATGAACCCGTCCAAGTGCCTTGTAACGTACCGTTGATATACAAGTTTAAGTCCGTACCGTCATCCACTACCGCCACATGAACCCATGTGTTTAATGATACCGTGGTGTTAATAACACCAGTATTGTTGTTCGTGGTTACTATTAGATTACCAGTTTGACCCGACACGTTTATATACCATCCTTTATATGAATCGGATGTATTCACATGGGATATAACACAACTCGTACTTATACCTACACTTGTATCGTAGTACATCCAGAAATCTACCGTCTTAGGACTATCGAAATCTGTACTGTCCGGTACTGAAAGATACGAGCTTGCAGGAGCGTACCCCGAAGCTGTACCGAACTTCTTTACCGCTGTTTTGGTAACGAATCCGCCATGTGCAACAGGTGAATGACTTGCACCACCCACGGAAGTATCCGCAAAAGTCGTGCCGTCATCCACCCCGTCCATATTCAGAAGCAGTAAAGTGTTAGCGTCATTACCTGCCATCAATAACCATCCTTCGATATTAACATAAAC